GTTATATCTGCTACAGCAGTTATAGATGCCGCTATAGAGCAAGATCGGTTGCCTGTTGGTGAACAGAATTTTAGTCGTTCACGCCTTGTTTCGCGTGACCACATTATTGAATATATGTATGATCGTGCATATAGACAATTTACTTCTGGCAAAACAGGTAGACCAATATTTGACGAGCACTTCTTTGCTTGGAAGTTTGCTCAACTTGGTAAAGCCGCCGTCCCTAATCCTGATGTTGAATTATTTTCCTTTGATGGGGATACACTTGCTTTCAAATTCTCTCCCAAAAGATTTGTTGCTATTAAAGTTGGAGAAAGAGTCGTTGAAGTACCTAATACGCAATGTATTGAGTGCTTTAGTACTAAGATCTCTGTTAATGCTGGTTCTTATTCTTTCCTCATCAATTTGAAAGGAGTACCTGGTGAAAATTATTTTACACCAAAGTGCAAATGCGGTGCTTTAAAACTTACCCCTGAAGAATGGGCTGAATGTCCTAAAAATCAGTTCCAAAATCATGGTATACAGCAACAAGCTGTTACCAAAGAATTACTTACTTTACACTGGCTTCAAGCCATTCGTTATAGTGAGTTACCTATTTTGGAATTGTTACATATTTATTCAGCTTTAAAAGATTTCTACCCTACAGTAGAATCGTTGGGTAAGGTTATACCAGGTAGGCATTCCTGGTATAACTATTATAAAAATGTCGGGTTTGATTTGTTCCTTTATTTAAAAGAACGTGGTATGCATGGTGCAGTTAAAGTTGGAGATTATTACTCCGAACTTGTTGGTTACAGTGTCGCTGGCCTGCTACTTTCCGTTCTTTATGCCCTGTCTGGTTTTTTACCTTTCTCAAACCTCCTTTTTATACCTCTTTCTGTTTGGGGTTTTAGTTCTATATGGAGGTTAAGAGAAAATTCCCGAACACCTGCTCAAAGGTACTGGTGGATCTCTGCCTTGATTTTTAATATTATTTTTGTTGTCAAATTGGTTAGTTTGATAGCTAAATGGGTTCGTAAGAAAGATGATGTTGTTGAGAAACAACTTCCCAAAAGTAAAGTTATTAATGAACTTGAAAATCAAGGTGCTACTGCTAATTTGATACTTGCTCTTTTACCTGCTTATTCCCTTATGGTCCAGTCAATTACCGGAATCTTTTTCTCGGTTTTGGGTTTTAATAAGATTAAGTTACCTTTTCCCAAAGATGAATTACTTTCTGGTATGAGTCACTTTACTAACATGCTTCGCGCCTTTTCTTTTGCAAATTTAGCATTTAATCGATATCATAAGGATGTTGAAAATGAAGCTGATCCAGATCCTGAGGTTTTTCAAAAATTTGCAGAGGCTACTTTTAATGAGGCAGCCTTTGAGCATGTTGATGATGAAAGTGACAAAGCTGAGTTTAGACAGTGGTTAAAAGATAATTCAAGTAAGTTGATGTTGATAGCTACTGGCGTTGCCTCTATTATAGCATTTCTATCCGCTGCCTTTTATATTCTTTCTAGACCTAGAAGGAAACAGTGGACCAAACCTCAAAATGAAGCTCTTGAAAACGAGGGGGAAGGTAAGAAAAACGCTAAGGCCCGTAAAGGCAAAACTCACGAACCGGATGAGTATGCTATTCAACGCAAAGAAGAGAAACCTAAGAAAGTAGCTCATAAAAATGATCCACATTACATATCTCCTGATATGAAGCCGTTGTTGGATCTTTTTTCTCGTCCCGAGATTGCTAAGTTTGTTTCTTTCAGTGTTAATAACCAGTTTTCTTCTGCCGGTAGACCTCGTACTATGGACCCACATAAATTGCTTGATTATGATGCAATTCTTATTCGCATAGGTCCCTTGGAAGGACGTTTTAATCCAAAAAGTCTTGATCCCCGGGTTGCCGGTAAGTTGTTAGCAATGTTGTCTAATCGTGCTGCTCAACATGGCACGTTTATGAAAGCATCTCCTGATGATGGACGTACATGGTTTGCTTTGCCACATCAGTTTAAACAAGCTAATGAAAATGGTAGTGTTACTGGTTATACTAAGTATCTTGCTGATAGTATTAATGAATGTCAAGCCTTAACAAGTACTAGTATGACAAAAATTGCATTTTCCGACACTTCTCATTTTGGACTTTTGCGTACGCTTACCAATGTTGTTAAAAATGAAGCTTTGTTAGGGCACAATTTTGTTAATATTGATAAAATTAAAAAAAGTATAGGAGTTATTGTTAACCATACTTTTGGTACCCAGTTTAATTTCTTTTGTTGTAATGGTCAATATATAACATGTGCTCATGGTGTTTTGGATAAAGATTTGGTAGAAGATGAAAACTCTGTTGAAGGTAGAGTTTATTCTGGTTTGTATAATGAACAATACAAATTTACTGTCCTTCCCACTAATGTTTCAAAATTGGCTGATTGGGCCATTTTAGACAAGCATTCCTCCATGCATGCTCTTGTCTCTCTCCGCTATTCTAAGCTCAAAGACTACATAGGGATTGCTTTTATGATTTCTCCAGGTGAAATGAATCATGTTGCTATTGGTAAAGTTATTTTACGAGGCGACATGTTATGGCATAATTTACCAACCTTACCTGGTTGGTCTGGCGCTCCTATTTTTAATTTGGACCAAGAAGTTATAGGTTTTCATAAAGCTTCTATTGGTATATCCAATGTTGGTGTACCAATATCAGTTGTCCTCGATCGTAAGAAAGAGGATATCTTTATGTTACATTCTAGTCCTATAGATGCTGTTGCTGCTAAAGTTATGGAAAACCAGGCAGATTCTATTGGCACTGATGAACTTGACGTGCTTCTTGAGACATTAGGTGTCCGAGATGAATCTAAACCTGGCCTCGGTACCAATTATGTGTATCGTATAGGTAATCATACCCTTGATTTAGGGTATATGCCAGATAAGCTATTGGCTGAGATTAAGCTTTTCACCATTGGAGAGGGTGATATTCCTGCTTCGCTTGCTGACCTGTTGGGGGCTGATCATGAGAAAATTTGTTTAATTTCTTCTTTTAATAAGGATTATGAGGATTCTTTTATATCATATCCTTATGCTAAACATTATGCAGATTTTGGTCTAGATCCTCCTGAAGAACTTGAATATGCCATGACTGAACCTGACATATTCACTGTTTGGAAGGATGCGGCCAAATATACTATAGAACGTGATACTCACGACGAGTTGGATGAAGATCCTTTCTTCTCTTATGCATTGGAAAACATTAGAACGTTAATGAATCGTTGTGTAGGTCCTTGTGAACGTTTAAGTTGGTTGCAAATTTCTGAATCTGCTACTATGACCTCTTCAAATGGATTTCCTGTCCGTTTGATTGCTCCCATTAAGAAGAATTTTTTCTCAGATCCTGAGTTTGAACAGTCTTATTACATTTTTAGAGATGCTATACTCTGTGGTGGTCAGCCAGACATCTTCTTTGAAGCTATTGGTAAAATAGAATTGCGAGATATGGATAGAATAGAAATGCAAAAATATCGTACTTTTATGTCTGCTTCTACTTATCTCTATGCTCTTGAAAAAGAGTTTTTTGGTGATTTTTTAAATCAATGGGGAGATAGTCCTTTTTTCTACAATCACACTACCAATGGGTGGAGCCCATGGTATGGTGGGTGGCAAGAGTTGTATAGGTATATACATGCTCCACGGTTTGTTAAAATGCCTGGAGGGGTTAAACTTGATTCTTTACATGGTATAGATTTTCCTAAGTGGGATTCTAGTGTTCTTAGGTTAATTATTAAAGAACTTATTGCCATGATGATTTCAGCCATTCCCGATTCTAAAATGTCCCCTGTTGAAAAGATACATTTCATTAGATGGTATACTGCTCATGTTATTGAAGCTTATATGGTTCTTCCAATAGATAAATTTGTTTCGGTAGTAATCAAAATATTTAGAGGAGTCAAAAGTGGTCAACTTATTACATTGTTAATAAATTGTTTGATAAACAATCTTAGGCATTGTTACGCTATGCAACGTATTTTATCTGATGTCTACTGCAAAGGTAGACCATATTATGATAGACAATGGACTCTTGACCAAATAGAATATTATACTGCTTTTGCTGCTTGTGGTGATGATTTTACTGTTAATTTTTTGGTTGAACTTAAAATGCATTATGATGATGTTAAATTGTTAATTTTTAAATATTTTAATGCAGGTGAAGCTTTGGGTTTGTACCCTGATCAGTATGAATATGATGGCGCTATGTCTTTTGCGGGTGCCACTACTATGTTTCTTCAAAATTACCCTTATTTGGTACCAAATTTACCACGTTTACATGCTAATGTTGCTTATATGGGTCAAGGGATGACTATCCCTGATTATTTACAAAAACTTGATGCTATGGTTAGAATTTTAGTTGTTTCAGACTATGATTATGCTACGAAAGTGCTTAAGTATAGAGACTTTCTTGTCTCTTTATTTATAGATTACGATACTGCTGTACGTTCTGTAGCCTCTGGTTTTTGTTCCATATATGAGGCTTATTGTGCACATAAGTATTCTTCAGAGTTATTAGAAAAATTCGGTGAGTCCATAATTCATGATCCGAATAAAATTGATTATTTAGATAATCAATCACTTTCTATGAACATAGCATATCACGGTAATTATTGTGGGCCTGGTTGGTCTGCTGGTAAATATCAAGACTCCGTAATAGACGATAGTGTAGAAGCTATCGACGAATTTGACGAGAGTTGTAAACAACACGACAAATCATATTATCTCAAAGAGGACCTCGACGAGGCTGACGAGATATTTTACAATCAAAACATTGGTAAATCATTTAAACGCTCTATTGCAGCTCTTGCAGTTAGGATGGTAAATGGAAAACGCGGTACTAAAAAGACGGTCAAGAAGGCCGTCAGAAAATTGGAGAAGAAAGCTCTTGGAAAAGCTGTGCGTATGCGACGCCCTCCGGCGGTACGACGAAATAGAAGACGTAGAGGTGGAATGGCAACTACCTCCGCCCCAATCGCCATCGGATCCGTGGAACGGTCAAGAAACTTTTTCAAAATGTCCTCTAAGGGTACAGGAAATACCCTTACCGTTTCAGGTAGAGACGTATTGGCAGTGTTGAGCACGCCGTCGTCTGATACTGGGGCTGGAAGTGAGCTATATGCGGTTGATATTGCTCCTTCTGCTATGGGAATTACTAGGTTGCGTAAATTTTCAGAATTATATGAAAAGTGGCTTCCCATAGAATTTAAATTTGTTTTTCGTACATCAAGGAAAACAACTGATTCTGGTCAAATTATGATGTATGCAGATGTGGATCCCTACGATTCACCCCTTTCTGGCATTGCTGCTATCAATAAGGGAGAAGCTGCTTCTGGGCATACTTCCTTTAGTATTTGGAATAACTCTATGGCTACTTATAGACCTGATCCTAAGCAGCAATCTTTGTATTGCTCTCCAAATGCTATAAAAGGTTTTGAAGTCCCTGCCAAATTTAGAGTAATTGTGGTTACACCTCCTGAGGCAAATCTTGAGTTAGGTTTAATAGAAGTTCACTGGAAAGTGAAATTATTTAAACCTACTATTGAAGAAATAAGTGAAATTAATCCTTATGGTATGCAGTTCGCTAGTGGAACTGGTACTAGTTCTGGTTTGCTTATAAATGGAGGGGTAGATATTAGTGGTGGTTATACCAATAAACTACCTTTTACTCTTAATGCTACTACCGGTGAGGTTACGTGTAGCAAAGTGGGTAGTTATCTTGCGATTATTACCACTTTACTCACTGGTGGTTATACAGTTGGTACCACGAAGCTAGATTTCCTAACGGCTGGTGGTGCCCAACCTATTTTTGGTTATGCCGATGATATGTGTCGGGCCAATTATAGTAATGCTCTTTGTACGTCGATACAATTTGATGTTATTTCTGTGGGAGGTTCCTTATTACCTTTTCTTTCTTCTGCTGCTCTCACAGGCCCTTTCGTAACTCGATTAACACTGTTCGAGTTACACAACTTTGACGATCTTGGTAAGGTAAAACAAGATCCTAGATTCTTAGCTTTGGAAGATAAAGTTGATCAACTTTCTTCCATCCTCGCACGTGCTCTCAAGGTAGAGGGTACGACTAAGTCGACCAGTGGTTCTTCAACACCTGGGCGGAGTGAAGCTAAAAGAGGTAACCTTAACCTGAGTTCTTTTTCTTTAGATGGTTAGATCAAAG